TCCGTATCTTTGTCTAACCAACTCGCAAAATAACTTGTTAAACCATTATCAGTCATAATATTCACACCGTTCACCCAACACTGAAGTTCTTTTACTCCTATTCTATCACTACCATTACCATTAATAGCAGTAGGTCGTCTTACAACAATTGTATCAAAAAATTGAGATGTAGAAATCATATTATCTACTTCCAAGTGATTTGTAGTTATTGAATTACAATTTAAATTGGTTGAAGTAGTAATAAGGGATTGCTTGGTTAAAATATCCGCCGTATTCGTCGCCAAATCTTCCGTATGACTTTCGGTCACTTCATCTAATTCTGTTAATGCTGTTTGTAATCCGTCTGTTTTAGTGATACTTAAATCACCATCACCAATTAAATCTTGCTTTCCATCTAATGCATTTTCTACGTTTCCAATATTTGGAATGGTTAATGAGGTTTGGATATCTACTGAACCAGATACAATTAAATTGTTGCTAATAGTACCTCCAGAACTTTTAATTAAATATCTTGCGTCTAATTGGTCTAAATCAACGGACGAAGAACTTTGATTGGTTGAGTTGAAATAAACTCCTGTAAGGTCATAAAAACTATTGGAATACGTTGAATTAGAATAGGATGCCATATAATTAGTATGATATTTTAATTCTTTCAAAAAATATAATTTAGTTTAAAATATATGTTTATACTATAATATGCTTTTCATCAATCAAAAATATAAACCAGTCATAACTAAACCAGTAATAGAACCTGATTATAATACTTCTATAATGCCAAGTGTTCAAGGTAAAGGAATAAATGAACTCATACAAAAAGTCAAAGATATTAAAATTAAGGAAAATCACAAAAAGAGAAATGCGGATAATAAAATTTCATTCGAATAAAAAAATATAATCATAAAATTAAAATATGTTTTATAATTATATAATGTCTTCTGTTTCTGATCACGTTCAACTAATGAAATCCCAAGAAAATAAATACGATAGTGTTTTTAATAAACGAGAATGGTTATATATTAATGATACAACCACGCAATATGATCAAGGAACATCGATTATTGAGACCACCAGTCTTTCCAATAACTCCAAGTTTTTAGATTATAACAGCGGATATTTGAGTGTTCCGCTTTTGGTAACTCTAACGTCTAATGTTTCCGCCATAACTGGTATTGCGGATACGGATACGCTACCTTATACCAAATCAGTAGGTTTCAAACAATCTTTTTTAAGTATGGTGAATTCCATTACTGTAGATTTAAATGGACAACCAATGGTTCAACAAAATCAACTTATTGATATGTATAATCACTTTCGTCTTCTTACCAGTGAGTCGTGGAATACTCAGAATCGTTGGTCTACTATTGGTTTTTATCCTGATGTAGCGGAATCCGCTGGATTTAGCACTGCGAATAGTATCTATGCCCCTGCTGGACAACCTGCCAACAACGACACTCTAAATTTAGGATTGTATGAACGTTTAGGGTATATTTTAGACGATGCTGGTGAAACATTCAGTAGTGTAGCGGATTCTGCTTTATCCAATCTCATAAGTAAAACGGAAATGGCTAAACTTTACATTAGTCACGTATCTAATCTAACTGCTGGAACGGCGGATGTCAAATCTCCAGTTGTTCAATACAGCGTAAAAGCAACTATTATGTTGAAAGACCTTCATCCGCTTTTCGAAGTAATGCCAATTTCTAAATCCCTTAACTTTAAAATTCAGATCTTTTGGAATAACTCGGTTGTGACGGCAACGCACGACGGAACGGATTGGTCGGCGCAATCGTCTCAATACAGAGCATACAATGGAACGCTTCCTCTAATGTTGAATAACTTTACGGATGGTTTTACGGGTTCACCTGCTGGAACTCTACGAGCATCTGTATATGTAGGCGATACTTGCCACGATAGCACACAAAAATCGGTTACGAATAACGGACTATCGACTGGTGGTGTAGGAAAACAAGTTGAACTATGGGTCCCTGCCTATCAAATGCTTCCAGATGTTGAAATGAGTTATGCACAAAATCATTTGAGGGATATTTCTTATTTTGATTACTACCAATTCAGTCTTAAAAATATTGGTTCTGGCGAAAGTTTCAATCACCTTGTAAGCAATGGTATTTCTAACCTTAAAGCGGTTCTTATTGTTCCTCTATTGCATTCGTTAAACAACAATGTAAACGCTTTTGACGATGGTCTTCCTCAACTTATGGGGCACATTAACAACTTTAATGTTCTTGTTGGTGGTTCTAATGTTCTACACCAAGACTCGCGCTACACTTACCAGCAATTCAACAACGAATTCTTCCACGAATTTGGTGTGAATGGAAACCAATCCAGCGGTTTAGGTTCTTCTTTGATTGACTTTAAAAGTTGGTTGAAGAAACCTTATTACTATGTCAATTGCTCTCGTGTGCCAATGGAACAGCAAAAAGCGTATCGTTCTCTACAAATCAAAGGCACGAACTCGTCTTCCCTTGCTATGGATTATGTAATTTTTGCCCTATATGAAAAATCGTTCAAACTTGATGTAATCTCAGGAAACATCGAAAAACTTGATTAAATAAAAAATATAAATGAAAAATTATAATATCAATATTAAGTATATGAATATTACACTCGATTTATCGAAAGGGCAACTTTCCAAACTACGAAATGGACACGGCATCCGTATTAATCCTACTATGTTAGGCAGTGGGACTGATTTAATTATAGACCCTATGACTTATCATAATATGGCAAAGAAAATGGACAAAGGAAAAGGTGTGGTTATTAAAATGGGTTCGAATGAGATTCAAATGAATAAAATGGAAGGAACTGGTTTGTTTGCTGGTTCAGGGAATGAGTCGGGTAAAATTAGTCGTATTAAGAAAGCGAATAAGTGGCGTGATTTTAGTGTAGATACTGCTAAACAAGGTATTGATGTCGCTAAATATGGCTATGATAAATATAAAGAAGCAACTAACCCCGTTCAATCAAAACTTAAAAAAATGTTTGGGTTTGGAGATATGGAAGAAGACGTTGAAGGGGGTAAGATTTCAATGTCTGATATTAAAAAATCATACAATAAAAATGTAAAGAATACTAAATTAGGAAAAGCAATAAGGGAAACCGCTGAGAAGGGACTTGGAGAGGTGTATGATAAAGGAGTTGTAAAGATTGGGAACACGAAACACTTTAGCGGTATTGCGGATGTATTGAAAAAAGGTAAAGTGAAGAATGTATCTAAATTAACTCAAATGTCTGGGTTAGGTTTAAGACTTCAAGGTGAAGGTCTCACAATGGGCAAAGGACTTACAATGGGTGGTAAATGTTGCGGGTGCGGTATGATGAATGACAAGTTTTTATTTCAAAATCAAAGTTTATAAAAACAAACTTAAAGAAATATTTTCTCACTATATTATAAGATGCCAGATTATGCCAAAACGATAATTTACAAACTTATAAACTATGATTATCCTGATTTAGTATACGTTGGTTCAACAACGAATTTTACGAAACGGAAACATAAACATAAAGAGTTATGTTTGAATGTTAACCATAAAAACCATAATTCAAAAGTTTATCAAATGATTTGTAAAAATGGTGGTTGGATGAACTGGATTATGATTAAAATATGCGATTATCCTTGTAGCGATAAGCGACAGGCAGAGTTAGAAGAAGATAAATATATGATGGAATTAAAAGCGAATATGAATTCTCATAGACCATCAAGAACTCAACAACAATATTATATAGATAATGTAGCAAAAATTAAAAATAACGCTAGACAATATTATGAAAAAAACAAAGACCAAATAAATGAAAAAATCACTTGTAAATGCGGTTGTGTAGTTCTCAAAAGAACTTTAAAAGGACATCAAACTTCCAAAAAGCATATGGATTTAATCAATCAAATTCAGTAATAATATTTTTATTTGAAATAAAATATTATTGTATATAAATGTTGAGCAATCACGACATCGATGAATTAATAACTAAAATGAATATTCCTAATTTTAAAGGTTGTTATTACAAAGATAAATTAAAAAAAATACAACCGAATTCAAGTTATATCATTAATCTAAATAGCGAACTGGATGAAAGCGGTAAAAGAAACACTGGATCTCACTGGACTTGCTTAGTCACGGATGATATGTGTCGTGCTATATATTTTGATTCGTATGGCGAAAATGCGCCAAATGAAATTAGGAACTTATTGAAATGCAATCAATACAAAATAGGACATACTTCAAAAAATATTCAATCTTTAATGAGTAATCTTTGTGGTTTCTTTTGTCTTGCTTTCATATACTTTTTAAGCGTATCAAAGTTTAGAACTGGTAATATTATTAATGATGCTTCCATTTTTCTTGATTTGTTTGAAGATTTAGATTTGACTGATGATGTGTATAAAAACGAATTTATCCTTTCGTTGTTCTTCACAGATAAAAAATCTAAGAGTTTGTTATTAGGAAATAACAATGTAAATTTAAACAAAGAAAATACAATTGATAATCGTTTTAACATAGAAGATAAAAAAATACGTAGTTAATCATCTGGAATAAAAACATCATAATCAAAATGTATAATAGGATACATTTCTTGACTAACTCGTCTGTTGAACTCTTCCCAAGAGTTAGATAATTGTCTTGCGTTTGTTTGCTCCAATTTCTCTTCAAAAAGTTCAACCACTTTTTCCAAACATTTTTTATTAATAATTTTGGTAAAACGTCTATCTTTGTTTTTAATGGATATATGCCTACACTGCGGACAACAATATTCGATAGAATCATTTAATTTAAGTAGATTAAGAAAGCAGTTATGACAAATCACGATTTTACACTTTGCAAAACAATTAATCCCATAACTAATATCATTATAACAAATATTACATTCTACCATATACATTTATACAATAAAATAAAACTCTCTAAATTAAAAATATCTATATTGTATAAATGGAAACTCCTATCGATAGTCTATTGAATAAAATTCGTTTAAATTGTATATATTTAACTAATAAGCATATTAACAATCATTTGTATTATAAACACGCTGGGAAATGGTTTGATGTCCCCACAATTATTTTATCTGTATTTGCTGGTTCATTTAGCGTAGGCGCTGACCCATTCGCTGAACAAGAAATGATAAGCGTCATCAATTGTAGCATTGCAATGATCATTACAATCTTAACCAGCGTAAAACTATTTATGAAAATCCAAGAAAACCAGCAACAAGAACAAGAATTAGCAGTTCAGTTTAAAACATTAGCGTTAGATTTATTTAAAATGATTTCTTTACCTGAAAAAGATAGAGGTATAGAAGGATTAGAATATTTAAACAAAGTCTATGAAAAATATATTACTTTGGTTGAGAACTCTGCTATATTGAATCGTATGAATAAACACGACCAACTACTCGTCATAGACCCAAGATTATTGATAAGTGGTGGTTCGTCTATAAATTCTAGTGATTTCAATATCTCACCAGTTATTAGAACAGACGAAGATGAAATATAAATCAGGGTCTGCGACGTGGGGTTAACCCCCCACACGAGAGGGTTTTTAAGGGCAGCCGTGAGTTTATTGGTTTATTACAAAACGAATTATGCGCCGATAATATTGTATCCTACGATAAAGAAGTCAAAGTATCTTACAAGAAAAAAACGAATATGGTGATGCCCCATATTTG